AGAAAGCAACAACAAGGTAATTTAGTTACAGGTCAAGAAACAATAAATGCTCCAGCAGGATGTCTATTTGTTAGAGCTGTGCAAGTTTACGATTCAACTTCAGCAATAACAGGCAATAATAGATATTTAGAAAAGAAAGATGTTACATATTTACAAGAATATGTACCCTCAACAGAGACAGCAAAAAGAGGACAACCTAAGTATTATGCCATGTTTGGAGGGGCTACTGGAGACGGAGACACTAATTCAGGTCGACTAATGTTTGCCCCTGTGCCTGATACTACATATAAATTTAGGATTCATTTTAACGCTATGCCAGCTACATTGGCGTCTGATAATCAGAGTAACTATATTAGCTTAAACTTCCCTAACGGCCTATTATATTGCTGTTTGGCAGAGACATACGCTTTCTTAAAAGGTCCACAAGATATGTTGACACTATACGAAAATAAGTATAAACAAGAGCTAGACAAGTTTGGTGT